GTATTTGGCGAGTTAGGTGGGTTTGTCAACGCGTTAGGAATTAAGAAGCTTGAAAATTTAGATTTTTCGCAATACGACCACGCTTGGAGTTACAATAACATTGTTAATTCGTGGCAACAAGCGTCTGGCACTACGGCAAGCGGTATGGGATATTTTTATCCGTTAGTCGATTATGGGCAAGTATCACATTCTAATAAAAAGAACTGGCACTTTTCAGCCTTTCGTCCTGCATTGTTTGTTCGTGAGTATATGGATAAAATAATTACCAATGCTGGCTACACGTGGGAAAGTGACTTTTTTAATACTGCTTTTTTCAAAAGGTTAGTTATTCCAAATAACCAAAAGGTATTAAAAAAATATTCATCGTTAGCACTTAAAGCAGCGGCAAACGTAGCTACATATAGCGGAACAGATACATTAGGGTTTACTCCCGAAGTATTAGGAAATTTTACATATAGCACAACCACAAAAACATTTACTTACAATTCAGCTACCAATTTTACAGGCACAATTAACTTTTCGATATTCGGGGAAATATTAACCTCTGGTACAATATTTTCAATTGCCGTTATTAAAAACTCCGATGTACTTTACAACTATATAGGGGATGCGGTTGCCAATAGTGAATTTAACTTTGCTGCTTCTATACCGAATACGACTTTTACGCTGAATGATACGTTGCGTGTTGAAGTAACCACCGATACCGATTATGAAGTATTTATTGGTTCAATTGATTTTTCTTCTACTACACCGCAATATGTAAACTTGGGCTATAATGATACTATTGCAATAAATGATACATTGCCTCAAGGTATATTTCAAAAAGATTTCGTTGCTTCTGTTATTAAAATGATGAACCTTTATATCATTGAAGATAACATTAAGGAAAAGCATTTAAAAATAGAGCCGTTTGTTGATTTCTATAAACTTGATTTCAGCTTTTTAGAAATAAACGACTTAAATGATAAGTTGCTGATTGATACTCAAAACTTCTTGCTATTGGATGATGAAGCAACAACTAATTTGGATTGGTCATTAAAAATTGACCGAGCAAAAGCAATTAAGCTGACGCCGATGGGCGAATTGAACGGAAGATATTTTGAGTATAAATATAAACCCGATAACGACTTTTACAACGAAGATTATACCAAAAGATATAATCAAACGTATGGGGATTACATAGAGGATACAGGCTTTGAATTTGCTACTGAAAAACAAACCGCAGAAGTGATTTTTAGTCCGACACCGATTGTAAGTTACCAAGGTGAAGATAAAAGATTTTCAACTATATTCAAATTAACCAACACACAAAACACACAATCGGAAGATACAATGGAAAGTAACATTCGTATTTTCCAAGTACGCAAGATTACAGAAGTTACAAGTTGGCATATTAGAAATGGCGGTGGTAATGTTGGTGCTGCGCTTACAACATACGGCTGGGGTGGTCACTTAGATAATCCTGTAACCCCTACAAGCGATTTGAACTTTGGTGTACCAAAAGAACTTTATTATACGCTTACTAATCAGTATCCTACCGCGAATATGTATAACGTATTCTGGAGTTCTTATGTAGCCGAAATAACCGACAAGGATAGCAAGCTATTAACGTGTTATGTTTATTTGAAGTTATCGGATATTTATTCCTTAGATTTCTCTAAACATATTTATATTGATGGCGCACTTTGGCGATTAAATAAAGTGATTGACTACAATCCATCCGTGCCTGCTTCTACGAAATGCGAATTTATTAAAGTAATTGAGTTAATATACGAATAATGGCACAAGAAACAGTAGGAATTAAGATACAAATTGATGGCGGTCAAGCGACGCAATCCGTAGGTTCGCTTAAACAACAATTAAGGGAAGCACAAAAGGAAGTAACGGAACTTTCTGCAAAGTTTGGCGCGACTTCACAACAAGCCGTAGAAGCAGCAAAGAAAGCCGCTGAATTGAAAGATGCTATCGGGGATGCTAAGAGTTTGACCGATGCATTTAACCCTGACGCTAAATTTAGGGCGTTTACTTCAACGCTTGCAGGTGTTGCTGGTGGTTTTGCTGCCGTGCAAGGTGCGTTGGGATTGGTGGGTGTAGAAAGCGACAAAGTAGAAAAGACCTTGTTAAAGGTTCAATCTGCAATGGCTATTTCGCAAGGTTTACAAACCATTGGCGAAAGTATTGATAGCTTTAAACAACTTGGCGCAGTAATAAGAAACGTAAACATATTTCAAAAAGCATATAACGCAGCCACAATCGCTGCTGCTGCCATTCAACGTGCGTTCGGTGTTGCCGTAAGTACAACAGGTGTAGCGTTCAAAGCATTGCGCGCAGCTATTATTACAACAGGTATTGGTGCGCTTGTTGTTGGTATTGGTTTATTGATAAACAAGATTGTTGAATGGAATGAAAGTAGCAAAGCCGCTGCCGACGCACAAAAAGCATTAGCAAAGGAAATAGAAAACCAAAACGATGTTATTGATGTTCAAATATCTAAACTTGAAGCCTTAGGCGGTAAAGAAGATGAAATTTATCAAAAACGTGTTGAAAGAATACAAAATGAACTTCGTTTAACAACCGAGAAACTAAAACGTGGCGAAGAACTTAACGACGAAGAAATAAAACAACGTATTAAATTAGCTTCTCAATTAGAGGTATTAGATATTCAAGAACAAAAAAGAAAAGATAAATCAGCCGAAGAACAAGCAAAAAAAGCAGAAGAAGCAAGAAAGAAAGCGGCAGATGAAGCGTTAAAAAAACAACAAGAAGATGCAGCGTTAGAAGATGCAATTGAAGCACGCAGAATTGAAAGGTTAAAAGAACGAATTGATGCAGCAGATAAAATACTTGATATCTTAGATAAAAAAGATGAAGAAAGAAAAAAGATACAAGCCGAAAAAGAAAAAGAAAGAGTTGAAAAAGAAAAAGACCTTCTCAACCAACGCATTCAAAATAATTTAGAAGCATTACAATTTCAAATACAAAGCACACAAAATGCAAATGCAGAAATAATACGCAATGAAGAAGAGGCGGCGCAACGACGCATTGACATACAAAATGGATTTATAGATTTATCTTCTAATTTAGCTGGCTTATTGCGTAATGTAGCTGGTCAAAATAAGGCATTACAAATTGCGGCGATAGTAGCTGAACAAGCTGGGTCAATTGCTCGTATCGTTTCAAATACCGCAGTAGCAAACGCGAAAGCAGTAGCAGCAACCCCCTTAACTGCTGGTCAACCATTTGTAGGTATAAACACGGCATCCGCAGCGATTTCTATTGCGTCAAGCATTGCAGCAGCTACGAAAGGTATTCAACAAATTAAAAGTTCAAGTCAAAGCGTTGGCGGTGCTTCTACATTACCACGTGGCTCTGCTGGTGCGCCAATATCGCCCGAACCGCCCTTAGTAAACACAAGAACACAATTAGATGCAACAAGCATTCAACAATTAGGAAGCGCAACTAATAGAGCGTATGTAATTGAAAGCGACGTAACTAACAACCAAGAAAGAATACGTAGGATTAACAGAGCGGCAAGATTAGGATAAAACGCTATTTAACATTATGGAAAAAGAATTACCAATATATCGTTTAGACATAGTTGAGGATTTAGAAAGCAACGTGGAAGTAGATTTCGTTGCCTTGGTTGATAGACCCGCAATTGAAAAAGCCTTTTTAGCCTTTCAAGATAGCTATTCGGATTATCCCGATGCCGTAAAGAACAATGCACAAAACGCATTGGATTGGGCAGAAGAAAACGGATGGGGTTCGTGCGGCACACTTGTTGGAAAACAAAGAGCCAATCAATTAGCAAAGGGGGAGTCTATCAGCGTTGAAACCATACGCAGAATGTACTCTTTTTTAAGCAGACATAAAGAAAACGCGGAAACCTCTAAAGGGTATGGCGATGGCTGCGGGCAATTGATGTACGATGCGTGGGGTGGTGCAAGTGCGCTAAGTTGGGCAGAAAGCAAGTTAAGGCAGATTGACAAGCAGAGTTTCTCTATTCAAGACGAAGAAGAAAGGATTATTACAGGTGCTTTGATGCTTGCCGATACGCCTATTTATCGAAACGATGGCAATGGCGAGTATTACGTTGTGTTCGGGAAAGACACAATAAAAAAGATTGCGCAAAAATATTTCAAGAAAGGTTACCAAAATAACGTAAATTTGATGCACGATAGCGGGCAAGTGATGGATGGTGTTACGATGTTTGAAAGCTGGATAGTAGATGAAAAGCGCGGTGTAAAGCCAATGAAAGGATTCGAAGATGTAAAAGAAGGCTCTTGGTTCGGCTCGTTTAAGGTTGAGAATGAAGAAGTTTGGAATATGATTAAAGACGGAAAAGTAAAAGGGTTTAGCGTTGAGGGTATCTTTAATTATTCAAAACCAATCAGTAAGGAAGAAAAAATGATGGATGAAATCATTGATATATTAAAGCAAGTAGAATAAGTTTTCATAGTTTGGTTTTAATACAAGGGGGTGTTTCTACACTCCCTTTTTTTGTCTATATGGTAATCAACGATGTGTGTAACTATTTATCAATAAATTTTATGACTGCACAAGAAGCACTTTTGAAAATCAAGGCAATGTTTGCGGAGGCGCAAGCACCTGTTGCCGTTGCTCTTGCCGAGTATGTACTCGAGGGTGGAGCAAAAGTAATGATTGACAAACTTGAACTTGGTGGTAAAGTTTCTATTGTTGACGAAGCTGGTAACGAAATGCCTGCCCCTGCTGGCGAGCATAAACTTGCCGATGGTACTATGATTACCCTTGACGAAGCGTCAACAATCGTTGAAATTGAAAGCCCCGAAGTTCCTGTTGAAGAACCCGTAAGCGAAGTTGAACTTTTGAAAAAGAAAGTATCCGAAATGGAAGCACAACTTGCCGAGTACGGAAAGAAGAAAGAAGATGAAAAGGCTATGATGGCTGAGCAATCTGCTAAGTTTTCACAAGCTATTCAAGAACTGACCGATGTAGTTATCGAACTGACTAAAACTCCTTCAGCCGAGCCTACACAACCTAAAGAAGTTTTTGAAAAACATTACGAAAGCAAGAACGACAAAGTATCACGTTTTCTCAATTTGTACGCAAAAAAATAATTTTTCAAACAATTAAAATTTAATAACAATGGCTTTTAATGTAGATGCATTAGCTAACTATACCAAAGAGAATGAAGCTCTGTTGGTATCTTCTTCCGTTCTTGGAAGCAAAACCGCTGGTTTGATTAAAGACCAAGGTAACGTAATGGTAGGCGTAAAATCAGCCGAAACCATTAACATTATGGATACTGACGCTATTTTCCAAAGTGGTTCATCTTGCGGCTTCAACGCTTCAGGTACAACTACTTTCACTCAGCGTACTGTAACCGTAGGTAAGATTAAGATTAACGAGAGCCTTTGCCCCAAAGATTTGGAAGCAAAGTATCTTCAAAAGGCACTTCCCGCGGGAAGTCGTTACGATAGCATCGTATTCGCCGAAGATTACACCACTCGTAAAGCTGACAAAATCGCTTCACAACTTGAAACTGCTTTGTGGCAGGGCGATACTACCAGCGGTAACGTAAACCTCAATAAGTTTGATGGTTTGATTAAGCTGGTTAACGCTGCTTCAGGACCTGTTCAAGCTAACGCGCTTGCTTATATTTCTTCTGTTGCTACTTCAATCACTTCTTCAAATGTGATTGCCGTTTTCGATGCTGTTTATCAAGCAATTCCTGCGACTGTTGTTTCTAAGGAAGATATGACAATCTTCTGCGGTATGGATGTTTTCCGTACTTATTTGATTGCTCTGCGTGCTGCTAATAGCTTCAATTACGCAATTGATGTTAAGGCTGACACCGAGTTCATTCTGCCAGCTACAACTATTAAGGTTGT